ATAAAGTTGTGCTCCCATTCTTCCAGTGCGTAATCCACCAATGGCCTGAGCAGCAGTAGCATTCTGCATTCCAAAGTAACGACCAACACCGCCAACTTCACGCATCATTCTATTAAACGAAGATGTTCCTGGCATAAAGTTATAACCCTGAGATAGCATTGCCGCTGCGGCTACATCATCTCCAACCCCAGTTATGCCACCACCTAATGCACTAAAGGTGGCCGCAGCAACTCCTGCACGGTTCATCATTCCACCAGTACGTAGTGAACTCTGGTAGAAGCCAGTTGCACGAGATACAGTCATACCAAGATCTGGCATTGCACCGTAGGCTGCTCCTGCAAGACCTAATCCAAGTTGAACTCCAGCAACACCAGCAGCACCTGGCTTTGAATAAATCCAAGGCATTGCATTAGTGCTACTACCTGCAGGTGTACCACCTGCGCCATTACTAAATTGAGCGTTGTTAGTTCCTAAATTTAATCCAGGACCCATGCCAACACTTGGCATAAGGATTCGACTTACTGAGTCTAGAGACTTTGTTGCAACTCCACCTATCCTTTTAAGAATAGATTCAAAGGCATTAAGTTTTTTTAGAGTCTGATCTAGACCAGCGTTTACATTGGAAATTTGCGATACGGGATCTTTAGCCATTACTCATCCTTTCATATCGCACTCTTGCAACCTCTAACCAGTTGCTTCTCTCTCTTTGAGATAAACCTTTTATCTCAGATAAAGACCAGCCATCGTAGTATTCAGATAACGCAGACCATTCGGAAAATAGTCTGAGATAACTAATTACATTAGAATTGAAATAAGGATCCTAAATTAATAGGAACCGTTACCTCACTTCCTGTGTCAGGGTCTGTAACAACTATGTCTTCAAACTGTGGCCCAGGGGCTCGTTTGTTTATCTCTTCAATAATCGTTCTACGATCAACAACGCTAAGTGCTTGCACTTGTGCTTTGCTGTATACAGGACTCTCTCCTATACGAACTAAAGTATTTTCTAAAACAAGAGTACTTAGTTCTGCAGGAGTCTTATCTGCATTGTTAATCATTTCTCTTTGAACAACTCCGTTGGGCAGTTTTACTGTGTACTCAACGGCTTTACCTTTAACGGTAAACATTCGCTCATTTATAGGATCTGCTAGGAACTTAGTTTTAATATCATTGTTAAGATCGATCTCAACAAACTTCTGTTCTCCATCTGAGAATATTGGAAGTTTTGCTGTAGTTCCAAAGGTGGCTTTAATGATGCCAAGCAAGATAGCATCTCTATCGCCGACTAAAAGTTCATCTAATAACTTATCACTAGATGGTTCATTGCCAATTTTAACGGTTCCTAATTGTAAGATAGTTAAAATTGCTTTACCTAAGTTATTAGTTTTAGAAATAACTTCTTCATCTTTACCTGTTAGTTCACGAACCTCTGCAGTTCTGATGACCTCCCCAGCGGCGTTTATATAGCCGCCAGGAAGTTCAACAGTTGTATCTGAAGGAGATACGATTTCAGGCGTTCTTTCTTTTGGCGTTTCAGTCAACGCCTTGTTTAACATTTGGTTTGCTAATGCGGGATTAACCGCTGCGCTAATGGTGTTCGTCATTGTTATCCTTTGTTAGATTATGCGGTAAATGCTGCTGCGCTAGTTGCTAGAGATGCAGCCCAGTTGATATTGAATCCCTCGTGTACCAAGGTCATCTGTTCAACAAGTAAAGCATTATCACCAGCGTTTAGGTCTGAGTATGCTACAGCGGTTGGCCATGCATTATAAACTTCGATACGCATTGCTACGTGATCGGTTGCAGATGGAGTGTTTTGTGCAGTTTCACCCGCTGATGGAATTGGATGAGACAGTACTTGAATCTCTAAATTGCAACGGAAGTTCTGTTCTTTACCACGAGTGCTTCCTCCACCTTGTACTGTAGCAAATAGGTTTCGCATCCACTCATAGTTTTGATTACTTCCAAGAATTACACCACGTTGTAATGTAATAGGAGCAAAGGTTGTTTGCCCTGGAATCTGGTGAACAGTGGTGTTGTACCCACCTTCACGGTAAGGAATAGAGTCGGTTGTAACCGCCATTCCAGAGATTGATGTAAACCCAAAAGTAGTGGCTGCAGCCAAGTTTGTTGTTGCAGTACTTGCTGTTGGAATAGGTTTAAACGTAACTAAAAATCTAAAGTTACGTAATGGATCGGTAATTAAACTTGACCGATTATTAATGATTGTAGGCATTTATTTATTATCTCCTTCGGATTAGTTCAGCGTCTTTTGGCTGAGGTCGATGACGATGAACTCTGCTGGGTATTGAAGAGCAACACCAACTTGAATGTGAACTTCACCATTTGCAATATCTGCATCTGAGTTGTTCTCTGCATCGCACTTTACAAAGTAAGCCTGCGCTTGGGTTGCCCCACGAAGACCGCCTTGATTGCGATACTCACTTAAGAAAGAACCAATATTAGTATTAATACGGGCCCACAATCTTTCGTCATTGTTTTCAAATAGTGCAAACTCTGTTAGGTTCTTTAGATTCTTACGAATGTAAATTAAAGAACGTCTCATGTTTACATACTTGTTTGCAGTTCCATCTTGCTTTAATGTACGAGCACCCATCACAGAAAGACCAGCACCAGGAATTTGGCGAATTGGATTTACTGGAGAAGTACTTGCATTCATAGTATCTAACTCTGTAGATGTAAATGTTTTTTCTACAGAAACGATTCCTAGCACTGGAGTTGAGATACCCGCAGGAGCCTTAAATACGCCACGGCTTGCATCTGTTGATAAGTAAAGACCAACAACTGCGCCAGTAGGCTCAATAAGACGAAGAGCGCCACTACTACGTCCTAGTGGATCAGCGATGTACACGTTTGGATAATAGACAGCAGCATTGCTTGTATCTGTAAGAGAACCAGCAAAAGAAACAGCATTTGCAACTGTTAAATCTGGATCAGTTCCAATTACAACAAAGCCATTGTTATCTTCCGCCCAAGATGTTGCAGCATTAAAGACTGCAACTGTTCCAGATGCTAATGCATTTGCAACAGGTAGGAATAGTACTAGTGGACGATCAAGAGAAGTAAATCTCTCAAACACTGAATCAGCAGTTCCTTTGTATGCAGTGTAATCAGTAGATGCTGTAGCAGATCCATTTGAACCACTTGTTAGTGGGTAGGTTGCTAGAGTAATAGATGCACCAGCATAACCACCAGCAACAGATACTGAGATGTTTGGTGAAATAATGTTAATTACTGTTGGAGCATAATCACTTGAAGTAGTGTCATCAAACACAATGTTTTCATAACGCTCAAGTAAGATGTCATCAGAAATGTCATTTGCTACACCAGACTCCTTGTAAAGAGTAAGTGTGTAAGTGCTTGCAACTTGACCAGCAGTTAATACAACACGAAGGTTGTTACCGTCTGTTCCAGCATTCTTTGAAGTAACAGTCGCAGCAGTTGCACCGCCACCATCTGTTAAGTTTCTAGAAGCAGCAACAGCGTTAGCCGCAAGTAGACGTTGAACATACAGTTCACGTCCGCCATTTGCAAAGAATGAGCCAACCTGGAAGGTGGCTGGATAGGTTGCGTTGTAACCTCCGAAGTACTTGGTAAATTCATACCAAGAATTAACAAGGGTTACTGTTTCTGGGCCTTGTGCAAAAGGTGCAACAATTGCGCCAGCAGCATTTGCAGTAACTCCACTTGGAAGTACTGGTGGTAGTAGGCGTTCACTTATGTAAACACCTGGACGGCTATAAGCCATTTTTTCTCCTAACTAGTTTGGGGGAGGGACCTTATGGTGCCGATTGAGTGTACGAATCGATGGTAGTGAACTGAGAGCGATCTATGATCTGACTTCCAGTTGTACCTGTGACGTTAACTTGCAACACTTTGTACATCTGTTTATATGTTTCAGCCGCAATCTCACTTGAGACACGGACTGTTATTGCATTTACGAATAATCTTCGTCCTTGCTCTGTAATGTCTCTCTTAGAGATATCCAGAACATCTAAGCGGCGAGTAGTGCCGAACACAGTGTTTGGTCCTGTATCTAGGACAGCAAACCTCAAGGGAAGTTTTGAGTAAAGTAATTGCGAAAGAATTTGACGGTCATGACGTGGTTGACGAGAGTAGGTAGTAACTTGATAATCAATGTTTACAGGTATTGGGTAGTTAATTTCCCAGTCATGCTCATCAGTATCCCAAGCAGTGTTGGTTCCAATAATAGATGGATTAGTTAAGTACGCTGGCTTTACCTTGCCTCTCATAGCACGAGAAAAATCTTCGGCAATATCAATCATGTCAATTGTGATGTATGGATAAGACTGTGCTCTAATTTCTTGATCAGGTTGTCCAAACCAGACTCCTACCTTTCGGGTAGTTCCTGGAGTGGCAGTTCCACCTGATGCAACACTAGCAATGTTGGCATTGGTCTTTTCATATTTAAAAGTAGTCTCACTTGGTATTAAAGTAATGTTGTAAGTGCCATTAAACGGGGTAGATGCTCCAGCAATAGTTACAGTATCTCCCACCTCAAACTCATGCGGTGCTGATGTTGTAATTGTAACTACGTTAGACAGTAATGCCTTATTAGTAATTGTTTTGACGGTAGCAGAGGAAGCCTTCTGATCTGTTACTGTCATCTCCTTTAAGAGATTACGAAGTGCTTCATCTTCATCTAATAAGAATGTCATAGGTAGCCATCCATGTGGCGCATAGTACGAGCCATCAAGAACTTCTCAGCCTCATGCTGACGGTTATTAAAGCGACGCATTGCAGCAGTTGGGTTTCTATCTGGAGTTCCATACTCAAGGTTTAAAATCTCTGCCTTGTGATCTGGGTTGCCATGAATAGTAAAGGCGCCATCAGAGTGACGAACATGCAGATTCCGCACAATGTTATCTGGCCAGCCAGATGCTCTAGCCTCTGATCGTAGGTGAGCACCCATGTAGCGAGTGGTTTCCATACTGGCTTTGTTTAAAGATTCTCTGGCTTTTTTAAAGTATGTCACTTCTTTTTCTTCGCCTTCGCCTTTGCTTTTGCACCAACGTAGACAGCCCCTGCAAGATAG